CTCGGCCCGTCAGGGCTTGATATTTATGAGGGCCACCCGATTGCAATCTACACCATTTTCGGTGAGGGCGTCGCGGGGCGCCGGCCTGGGTCAAACTGGGCCATGCTCCCTGACAATAGGATGGTTTACAAGGTGGATGGCGGTCGCGAGTATCTTCATGCACTGAACGATTGGCGTCAGGACGATCTCTTGCTGTCCGGCCCGTTTACCGCGACTTTGTACAACCTCGTACACATCAAGTGTCGTCGCGACCCCATGCGCGGGGTCGTGCTTCTGTGCCCTTCGGCGCGTTTTCGCGTCGGTGGGTGGGTACTTCACGGCCTCAGCTTTCTGGGGGGTCTCAGCTTGCCGCGTCTGAATCAGGTCAGCGGCATTCAGGTATGGGGCAACCCCGGTGCTCAGGTTGTCGGCGCCCTGGTTTCGACGCCAGGGCGCCCGGCATCGGTCAGCTTGCGTTGGCACGAATGCTTGGACGGATCCTGCGTCACTATTTCGCAGAACTCGTTCGCTGCACTCCGTGCCCGCTCTTTAGTTGATGCTAAGAACGGCAAGCCGCAGATCCCGGCCTATTTCTTGCAGTCTCATAGCAAGGCGTTTGGCCTGGAGGACAACATGGCAGATTTCACGCTCATTTCGGCAGCACTGTCTTGTGAGAAAGTCCCGTTCTTCACCAACACGTTCATACCAGTCGTGCTTGGTGAGGAGCCGGAGCTCGTCAAGCAGCACCGGAGTGTGCCATGCCCTGTTGCGCCAGCAGTTGCTTCTGCGAATCCGGACGTGGATAAGTATCTTGCTGTCAAGGCGCTGTTAGACAACCGCAATTATGTCACCTGGGATGTGCGCAAGCCGGCTGATGTCGACCTTGAGGAACAACTTCTCAACGGCGACATGCCTTACAGTCGTGCTGCGCTTCTCGCAGGCTTGCGCGTTGTCGTTGCGACAGTGTCTGACAAGCTCACAGGCGGGGTGAAATACCAGCCACTGGGTGAGGACGAGGTCCGCCTGCTGCAAGCGCGAGCGCAGCAGGTGGCGCGCAATAATACGCTGTGGTCGTTAGGGTTCGACCAGCGTAGTGGGGATTTGTATATCAAATGGAACCCCAAGGGCGAGACGCTTGATAAAGTGAAAGCGCGCCTGATTGCGCTGTGTCCCACGCATCATACCGTGTTTATGTCACGGTTTTATACGGTTCTAGAATCCCTGGCCAAGCACAACTTGCCTGGCTGGGCGGTCGGCAAGACCCCGCGCGAACGCGCGGAGCTTTTGCGCGAGTTCTTTTGTATGCACAATGGTGATGTCGCGGAATCGGACTACACCAGCATGGATGCCCTTATCTCAGAGATGATCCGCACGGAGATTTCGGATCCTCTGGCGCTCAGCCCTTTCGAGGAGTCTGACCTGCTGGAGGAGTTCCGACTGCGTTTGGACCTCGAGAAGTCGGTGTTCATGTCAGCCCGCTCCCCGGGCGGAAAGCAGATCTGGGGTGATTCGGCTGGCTGCAACATTAG